TGTATTTGTAGATTCGTTTTTTATCTTAATTGTATATGTAGTTCCTTGCGTGTATTCTCTAGGTATAAAACTAAAGGTTTGACTGTTCGTAGAACTTTGTAATATTATCATATATATACAATAAAATTACTTTGATTTTGTTAAATATAAGGCATAAAAAAAGGGCAACATTTCTGCTACCCTTAAAATATTAATTTAAAATATTTAAAACATTTCTTGAAGTTTCCTCAAGGCATCTTTACCTCTTAATACTTTTTGCCTGTGATTAGATTGTATCTCTATTAGGTTGTCTTTTAATGTACGGTATTCTTGATGGTTTTCTGGTAATCCAAAGATGTATTCTAAATTACTAATAAATAACATAGCGTTTTGACTTATTAACTCGTCTACCTCGCCTTCTGCTATTTCAGATAAAAAATCAATCAAGTTAAAGATGGTTTCAATTTGATTAACATCTCTGTCTGTTCTAAACATTTGTAAATCTAATTTACCGTTGTTGTCTAATACTCCGTTTTGTAATAATAAATTTGTGAATCCTTTGTGATGCTCCTAACACCTCTTATTTATTGTTTGTCGTTATTGACATTACAAATATATAAAAATTTTATTTAATTAAAACAATTATTAACAATTTATTTTTAAAAACATAAAAAAAGGGGCTAAATGCCCCCTTTAATACCTAGTAAATAATTACTATGAGTTTGTACCTACTGTAACCGTTACAGTTGCACTTCCCATTCCTGCGTATGGGTCTGCACTTGTTGGTGCATCTACAAAGTTAGCAGGTTTTAATTCTTGTGCATTGAAAGTAAGTGTATAACCTGAAAGGTCTGCCATTGCAGCTCCTGTTACAATCGTTCCACCTGTTACTTCAGCTCCGTGTTCTAATCCCATTACAAAAACATTACCATTGTAATCTTCTACCGCAATGTGAGGTCTTCCGTATGCTAAAAGTTTTACCTCTTTGTTGTCCTCTTTTGATAGTTTCTTAAAAGTAATATTTAATGTTTGGTCAAAGAATGTTGTACCGTTTTCTCTTGAAGAAGTTATAGCTTGTTCAAAGCTACTATTCCCCTTTAATTCATATTTGAAAGCAGTAAAAGTTCCACTCAAATCAGTAATTTGGTCATCAGCATCTTGTGTTACTGTTCCTAAGTCTCCAAAGTCAGTAAAATAAATTGCTCTTAGTCCTCCAACTACATCTTTGCAAGGTTCTTTTCTACCTCTAGTTAAATCACAAGCCATATTTTTTTATATTAAAAAAGGGTAGGTAAGAAATCCCACCTACCCTCTTTGGTTATTAATTATTTATTGGATTATACTCCTTCTTCGTAAAGAACTATATCGCTTCCAATACCGTACTGAATTCCTGCAGAAAATCTCATTACTACACGTACGTTATCTGAACCATCAAGGTCAGCCATATCCAAAACTTTTACTTCATTTTGGTCTGATAAAAGTCCGCAGCCAAAGAATAGATTGCTTTTTTCAGCTGCTACCATTGTGTTGTTTCCTAATCCGTTTGCAACAAAGATTTTTACACCGTCAAAACTCAATGCTCCGTTGTTAGACCATTGTGTCCCTTGTGCATTTGTACCCGCTGCTCCTAATCCACTAGCTCCAAATCCTCCTAATGCTCTTACGTAAGCTCTTGCTACGTTTTGAGAAACATATAAGAAAAGGTCTTCAGAAGTGTATAGTGTTGATGGTACTGCATCAATTACTTTACCCATTTCTGTGATTACATTAGCTGCAGTTACAGTAGTTCCAGTAATATCAGAAACATCAGAGTCAGCTTTTAATAATTTAACAATACCGTTAAATTGTCCGTTATTTGCAGTATCTCCTTCCCATATAGAGTTTTCAGTTCTTTGTGCTACTTTTGCAGCTACGTGACCGATTAAGAAGTCAGCAAATGATGGAGGTAGTGAATCAAATGAAGAATATCCCATTTCAATCGCTTCCCAATCAGATAAAAAGTCTTTTTTACATAATTGTAAATTTACTTGTTGTTGCTCTGGTTGTAAAATTCTTTCAGTTAGTGTTAAAGTAGAGGTTGGGTCAAAATCGCAAGTTGCATCTTTTACGATGTCATCACTTGCTACTTTTTTGATTACTTCTTTAAACTTTACATTTGGTTTAATTGTGATACCACCGTTATCCAAAGTCGCTCCAGAGAGAAGTGCAGCGGAAATATACTGTCCAGCAAATTCCCCAGCGTAGGTTGTTGTAATACTTGTTGTTGTTGCCATTTTTATTTATTATTTAATTTATTCATTTTTTGGAAAACTCTATCTAATGTAGATAATCCTCTTTTTTGTGCGTAAAGGTTTAATTCTTTTTCAGCACTTGCTTCTGGGTTATGGTTTACTTTTTCAACTTCTGAAAGTTCTTCCTTAACTTCTTCAACAATTTCTTCAACAGTTTTTTCAACTGATAATTCGTCTTTCTTGTCAATCATTGCTTTAATTTCGTCAATCATTGATTTAACTTCTGCTAAGTCTTCTTTTGTAGCATAAGCCATTTCTTCTTTTTCTTCTTCAGCAGCTTCTACTTCTTCTTCAGCAGGTGCTTCTTCAGTTGCTTCTCCAATAGACTTAATAATACCTTCTTCTTCAATAATCAATTCTTGACCATCTTCAAGTTTGTAGTCTCCTACTGGTAGTGCTACTTTTTCGTCTTCAGTTACAATAAAAACTTCTTTACCTTCGGCAAATTCTTCTGCTTCTATAATAGTTCCGTTTTCTAATGTAGCTTGAGCCAATTTAATTTCTTGGGTTTCTTCGGATAGCTCTATCCCAATAACCTCTTTTACTTTGTTTAACATATCTGTTGCTTTCATATTTATACAATAAATTAATATTTACTTTGTTGTGTTTTTATGCTTTTTGTTGAATAATAAACCACTCTGTTCCATTACCCCATACTTTAACTCCCTCGTATGCTCTGTTTAAATCAAAGGCACTATTAGCACCATCTAAGTTTTGTGAACCAAATGGAGTTAAATTTGCGTGAGTAGAATTTGTAAATGTAGAATCCGTAATTATTCTTTTTGTACGGTTAAGGTTTTTACTAGCTGTTACATCTGATAATGTAAGTGTAGCAGTACCGTTACCACCACTCCAAGAAAGTACAATAAGTTCTGCTTCGTCATAAGTTGTTGCACCTAAGTCGTAAGTATTACCTGCACTTACTGTTAAAGTTGTAGGGTCTAAATGATTTACTATAAAATGTTGTACATCTGTTAAAGTTGTTTTTTTAGTTGTACCAGTTTGTACTATTGGTAAATCTTCAGAACCAGTTATATTAGGTGCTGTTACTGATGTTAGTTGTGATATTTTTTTATCTGCCATTATTGATATAATTTACTTCCGTCTTCTTGTATAAATTTTTCGCCTTCTTCTGTATATAAGAAAAACAAACTTCTTGTTATATTGCCAATTCCTTGTGCTTGTAAACTACCATCACAGCATTTACGGGAATAAGTCCTTCCGTCTTTACAAAGGCATCCACGTTTGTCATTTTGTGGACTTGCTATTTTACTCATTATCTATGCTTTTAAGTTTTGACTCAGCCCAAGACTTAGCACTTTTACCACCCCATAGTAAATAAGATATATAACCACAGCTTTCGGTGTCTCCTTTTTCGTAGTAGACTTCTGCTCTGCTTAAATAACTAAACATCCTTTTTATAGTTTCTACTGTTACTGGTTTACCTTGTGCTAATTGTTGTGCTCTTATTTTTCCTACTTGTGTAGCACATTTGTTATCTACCTTTTCGTTTAAGTCAATACCTCTTTTTGCATTGTTTCTTACTGAGTCAGGATAATCTGAATAGCTTTCTAAGTCGTAATCTTCTCCTTTTAAAAGAGCAGTTAGTTGTTCTATTATATGTTGGCTTTCTTCTTCTTCTATTTTTGCTAATTCGTTTGGTTCATTAGGTCTTTCTAACTTGTCAGCAAAGTAGCCTTCAATACTAAATCCTTTTACTTTTCCGCTTTTAACATAATCGTTCCATACGTCATCATTGTGTACTTTCATTGAAAGCATCCAAGTACCTATTGGTACATCTAAATCGTAGAACCTTGTTTTATCTTTTTCGTCTTCTACTATCCAACTCTCAACTGCAGTTAAACCAGTTAAAGGCATTTGGTGTTCTAGTGTAGAATTGTTTTGGTTACCTCTTATAAAAAATAACTCTGAAGCTTTACGTACAGTTGCTTTAGAAAAATATATATAATATTCGTTGTCTTCGTTTTTTCTGTATATTGGTTTATTGGGAATCAAAGCAGCACCCATAAGAATCCGCTTCTCTTTGTTCACCTCTGCAAATTTAAACTCTTGGTTTTTTAATGCTATAAAGTCGCTTTCAATGGCAGGGGATTCTACAATTGATACCGCTTCTATTCCTGATACTTCGTCTTCTTCGTCTATAAATAGTTCTACTATATCCATATTAATACAATACTTTTTTAGTGTTTTTGTTAATTATCCAATACTAGCTGTTTCAACTATATTTCTATCTAATGCTTGTGCGGTGCTTACATCGTTACTAACTACA